CCTCTGCTCGTAACCAACCTAAATCATACATAGAGTTATGAAAGATTTTAGGAATGTTTGGAGTATCCATCTGTTTTTTAAACCATCTAAAAACAGTCTTTGAATCTATGTTACCTTGTGAATGTCTTATAGGATAATAACCTCTAAAGTCACCTGCAGCGACTGCAATACCAATTATGTATCCATCTTTTCTACACCACCCAGGCCCCAACTTTATTAAGTTTGGATCTCTAGTTTCTAAGTCAACTGCAATACGAGATGCTTTTGTTAAATCTGGGAAGTCACTTGGAGGAGACCAATCAAAGTCTATGTTCCCCCAGGATAAATCTTTTATATCTTGATCAATAAAATGATACTGATGGTCTTTATTTGTCATTTTTTTCTTTCTCTGCAAACTCTCCACCAAGAGCAGAATAACCTCCAATATCAATCCAACTATCAGTTTTTTTAGGAGAATAAATTAATCTAGCTATCTTTAATAATAGCAGACATAACACAACTTGGAAAACTGTTACTTCTTTGCCAAATACAACAGACCATAAATCTGCTATTCTCTTATGATTCTCATATGCAGGTCCATAGTCTTCGGCTCTGTCTATGTTAATAAGTTCTATTGCTTGTTTTAAAATTTCTTCTCTGTTCATAACTGATATCCGCTTTCACTTTTACTTTCAACTATATGGAGGGACTTACGAGCACGAGTCGCTCCGACATAAAATACTCTGTGCTCACTATCTTCATCTCCTTTTTCCTTTATTAACTTAGGGCAGTCAAGGATTAATGCCACATTGTCTGCCTCTCCACCTTTAGCTTTATGTATTGTTGATAAACGAATTCTAGGTTTCTTTGTTAATATTCTCTCTCCCCTTCTTCTTGCCGAGGTAATATATATTCGTTGTTGATCCGTCATACTTAGGACATCGTACCACATCATTTCTTTGTTCAAGTTTAAAAGAGATCCCAATTCGCTGTTTAATAAATCGTCCAAAGTATATGTTCTGCTTTGGTCTAGTTGCTCTATCTTTCTTTTTCCACCATATTCTATTATTCCCTTTTTTGTTCTTTTCGAAAACTCTACCCAATTTTGTACACTTAGACTTTGATCTTTGCATAATTGTATCCACACCTCTATACTGTTAATTAACTGTTCAGACACAGACCATCCAGATCCCTCCCTCCAGAACATGTATCCCTCATCTTGTAGTTTATTTCCTATATCAGAAAGTATTCTGTTCGTTCTCGCCAATACATACCACTCTCCTTTATTAAAATTTATATCCATAGCATCATAGTAATAAGAAACACTGCCCTCCTCTTCTTTTGGTCTGTATTCCTTTTGTTTTCTTGTTTGAACTTTTTGTATTATATCTTTTGCAACAGACCAGACAGTGTATGGAACTCTATAAGATTGATCTAGTACAATGGATTCTTTTGCACAGTTTAAAAAATGATTTACGTTTGCGCCTGCCCAATTGAAAATACATTGATCGTCATCCCCAGCATAGTAAGCTTTTTTAGCATTAGGTAACAAACACTCCTTGACCATTCTCCATTGAATAGGAACTAGATCTTGTGCTTCATCTATAATTAACAAATCTAAATCTGGACCAGTTCCTTGTTCTAAAAATTTAAGTAGCATGTCTGTAAAATCTAACTTGAAATGTTTCTTTTTAAAATCTTGATAGCCTTCTGCAACAGTAGGCATGTATGCTCTCTTCAAAGACATGTCTCCAAAAGAATCAAACTCTTTCATTAGATCTGTGCCTTTTAATCTAGACATGTTATATATATAAAAATATTTATCTCCGTCACTTGATCCAGGTGTAAACATGTCGCCCTCTTCTATGTTTATTTTCTCTTCTTTTCTAAAAGATATACCTAGTTTTTTACCTATGAATCTCATGTCGGCAGATTTAATAACATCTTCGGATTTCATTCCAACCCAACGAAAAGCAAGAGAGTGTAGTGTTCTAAAGTGAGGAAAATATTTTTGATCTAAATTAAATTTAGCACAAGCTCTGTCGATAGCTTCTTGTGCAGCTTTTCTTGTAAAAGATAAAAAAGCTATTCTTTGTGGATCAACTCCATCTGCAATAGCTTCTTCTATAATATTTAAAAGTTTTGTCGTTTTACCCGTCCCAGGTGGTCCATAGATTGCCGTTTCATTACTCATTTTCTATCTCCTTGTCCTTTGTTTCTACCCGTTGGCTTTTTAGGTTTAAATGGACACACTCCTTTTGCATCTATCTTTACTGCCTCTGGGTATAATCTCCACAACTCCTCTTCTAAATAATCTTCTATTAGTTTTTTACCATCAACACACTCTTGCCTTGTCTCATACACAACCCCAGGTTCCCAGAAACTACACAAAGCATCTCCACCTTTATGTCTAGGTGCTTCAAAAAAAACTACACAAAAAGCTAGTAACATCTCCATTAGAACGGAACCTCCTCTTCAAACTCTACTTTAGGTATTTCAACATCCTCTTTTACTTCGGGAACCCACCAGACACGAATTGTTTTCCACTTACCATCAGTTGTTTTAAAAGATTTTCCTTCACTACATTTATCTCCATTATTTATTTCTTTGATTCTTTCTTGAATCTGACCCTTAGAATAATGTGTAAACCCTTTTTGTCTTAAAAACTCTATAAAAGAATCCATTTTAAAATTTACAAATCCATCAATAATCCATGGCTTACCAATTAATAATTCTTCTGCCGATTGTGCTTGTACCCTTCCATAACAAAAAGACTCAAGTAGTTGATTAAAATGTCCTTTGTAAGTTAGTTCTTCTGGTACTTCTATTTCATTAGCCTCTGCTAACAATCCGTTAATTAACACTTGCCAATCGCTTTCTTTTACTTTTGGCGGCATGAAGTTTTGTTGCTCCAGACATGCTATCTGAAATTTAGATTGTGATTGTAAATCAAAACTTGTTAACTCTAATCGCCTACCATCCAAATCTGCAAAGAACACTCTTGGTTCTGATTTAACAATAGATATACCTGTTATTTCTACTGCATCTACATTTGCACCAATGCCATACTTTCTTCTTTTACATAAAGATTTATTGCAATGTGATTTGATTGGTTCTTGATTACATGTATAAAAATATTCTTTCTTCTCTAATTGACCTTGTATCTGAACTATCTCTTGTGCCGATACGGGACTTGTACAGTAATCAATATTGAATTTTTCTAGCAGCGCCTTCCAATTATCGGGATCCATCTTCTTAAACATAGCACCATAGTTAAACAAAGACATGTTCCTTGCTCCCTCTCCAATGCCATTTAGTGCCATGACATTTAAACAAGGTGGACCTTCTGGAAAAGGCTCTGTCTTTTTTGAACCTACTTGTAATTTAAAAAATGCATTTGGTTTTACTTTTCTTTCATCAACTAAATCTAAAAATTCTTCAAAGGTAGCAACCTCTCCATTGTCTTTGAAGGCATACCTCATGGTTTGATCTTTGTTATGATATGGTAGGTTTATGAAATTGCCTACGTCTCCTCGTTCTACTAATATCTGCTCTTGTTTTGGAAATATTTCACAGTTACCAAAACCAATTACAGATGCAATCTCTGATGCTTTATCTCTAAATTCACCTGCATTCATCCAATCTGTTAAAAAGAAAAAGATGTGTGCTCCACCACTTTTACTTCTACAAACGATGCATGGTATTTTAAGTTTTCTTAATTTTTTATCTAGGGCAAGATGATCAATAGGATATGTATCAATATCCAATGCACCAAATTTACAGTTATTTTCTTCATTGATAGGTATAGAACCAACACCAAGTCCACCATCTAGATGATCGTTGATAAGTTCTAGTGTTAACGGAGTTCTTTTAATATAGGAGTTGGCGGCTTGTTTCCCTTGTCTTCTTTCCTGGGAGATCTTTGTCTCTCCATGAGCCTCAGAGAAACCTTGAAAAGCATCCATAAACCTTTGACCATTGTTCATTTTATTCCTCACAAATGGTTTTCGGGTAGAGGAAAATGAAATGGAGGACCTCTACCCGAAATCGTTAAAAGTTAGAATGGTATTTCGTCTGCATTCGTAGTAGGAGATTGATCAATCTCATCGGCTACTGCCGTTCCTTTAATCTCTCCACTTGCAACACTATTATGAAACTCTTTACATTCATTATAAACGTCAAGAGAATCTACCATCCCGACTTTTTCTATCTGCCAGGAATACCAAGATCCTTTGTCATTGCCATCGGCTACTGTTTTCAGTTTCCATTTATTGGCAAACATAGGAGCAGGTTTTGATGTACCATCTGCTAACTTTATAGTTTGCATTGACATTTGAGTTACCCAAATCTTTGATCTTCTGATTTGAGTTTTCTTCATGTCTATGATGGCAGGTTCTAACATACCAAGCTCTTCATTAAGAACTTTAACGTAATGTTGACCCGTTCTTACAAGCTCATTACCACTAGGTAACAAATCCATATTAGTTTCTTTGTCTCTTTTGACATTCAAAACATCGGGATGATCCTTGGATAATTCTTGTACAAAACCACCACCTTGAGATCTTGGTACGAACTCAAGTAATTTTTGCTCAAAATAGCAAGGCACTACAACAATACCTTCTTCTGCTTTCCATACTTGATGGGTAACAGTATTAAAGATATCTCCTTGTTCTGCACCTTTTATATAATCCGAATTAGTTTTAACTAACTGTGGAGACAATGCTTGTAGAATCCTTAAAAAAGGAATCTGCATATCATCTGCCGTCACATTAGATAGTCCCAAGCCAGAATCGGTTGCCATTTCACTTATCAAATTTGCAGGTAGACCTGCCTCTTTCTTCTCTACTACTTGTGCTTTCATGATTATACCTTTCTAAATGTAGCAGTTGTACCAACATACGCACCAAACATTTCAAGGTCTACTTCCTTGCCATCTTTGATACGATCCGATAACCAAGATTTCAAAGTCATTGGATGTATGTGTGTCTTTGAACTTGGATTAACACCTTTCTCTTCGAGATCGGCAATAATAGATTTAGCAAGATTGTCTTCGCCCATGCTAAAACTTACGACAACATCGTTCTTGATGATGTCACTTTCGCCTATTGATCTTAACCAATCATAAGCTTCACCTTTTCGATCTTGAGGTATACTTGCATGAACAAAAGGTTTTAACTGAACTTTATTACCATCCACAGTAATAGAGTCCATACCCATTTCTTGCATCATTGCAGGAATAGATTCTGTATCAACCTTGTGTCTCATAGCCTTAAGATCTTTGAGATGTTGCTCGGCTTCTTTGATTTGATTTGAAAGTTGTTGACTGTTACGAATTAAAGAAGATAATTCACTCCCCTTTTTTGCGTCAATTTCATCAAACGCACTCGCATCTGCAACCATCGTTTCAAATAACTCGTTCATAATTGAACCTCCTTTGTTAAAGTTATACCCTTCGGTTTTTTTTTACTCTCGGCAGCTCCGTGACAAACTGCCGAGAATATTTTTTTTAACTATCCAATTTTTAAGGATATTTTTAAGA